GCGTATGGCAACAGCAGCGTTTTGGCGTATGACAACAGCAGCGTTTTGGCGTATGACAACAGCAGCGTTTTGGTGAATGACAACAGCAGCGTTTTGGCGTATGACAACAGCAGCGTTTTGGCGTATGGCAACAGCAGCGTTTCGGCGTATGACAACAGCAGCGTTTTGGCGTATGGCAACAGCAGCGTTTTGGCGTATGACAACAGCAGCGTTTCGGCGAATGATTACAGCAGCGTTTCGGCGAATGGCAACAGCAGCGTTTTGGCGAATGACAACAGCAGCGTTTTGGCGAATGACAACAGCAGCGTTTCGGCGTATGGCAATAGCAGCGTTTTGGCGTATGGCAACAGCAGCGTTTCGGCGAATGGCAACAGCCAAATCGTGGACAATACGCAGAGCAACAATATCAAAGTAAGCGGCAATGCTCGCATAGTTTATAATCCGACGAACATAGAGGAATATATAGACTTTCACGGGCTTGATGCGACTGATGCGACGGTAAAACTGTATAAAGCGGTGCATTTCTACAACGACGCATATCACGCCGACTACTGGGGCAGTTTTATCTACGATATAGGCGCCATTGTTACACCCCGCAACGGCTTTGACGAGGACGCACTGCATAGCTGCGGCGCCGGTATCCATCTTGCGCACAAGGCATGGGCGCTTGCGGATGGCGCAAACTGGGATGATGTTGCGATTCTCGAGCTCGAATGCAAAAAAGCCGATGTGCTCGTGCCTTTGCGCAGCGAGGGCAAAGTTAGGGCGCGCAAAGCGAAGGTGCTGCGCGAAGTACCGCTCGAAGAATGCGGGCTGCAAGGCAAAATGATTGCGAAAAGGCGGGCTAAGGCATGAGGAGATTTGAAATCATGGCAGCGTTTTTGTGCATGACAATCGTGGCGCTACTTGTGCTGATAAGCTGTGCGCTGGACAAGCCCGCCGAGCCTGAGCCGCCGAAGGTGGACACAAAGGGGCTTTGCGTGGTGGAGGTGAAAGAGCCTGAATACGAGCTGTATTTTACCGAGGCTGATGTCACGGCGCTCGCGCAGATGCTATACGGCGAGGCGAGAGGGTGCACGGTGGACAATCAGCGCAAGTGCGTGTGGTGCGTGCTCAATCGCGTGGACGATCCGCGTTTCCCCGAGACCATCGTCGGCGTAGTGAGCCAGTCGGGGCAGTTTTACGGCTACAGTCCGCACTTTCCTGTGTGGGACGAGCTTCGTGCGGTGGCGCTCGATGTGCTCACGCGCTGGAGCATGGAGAAGCAGGGCGCGGCGGTTACAAGGGAGCTGCCTGATACATACTGCTGGTTCACCGGCGATGGGGAGACAAATCACTTTCGGGAGGCGTACTGAATGTCCAACAAAAAGATACTTGATGTAACGTGTGGATCTCGCACAATGTGGTTTAACAAAAATCATCCTAATGCGATTTATTGCGATAAACGGGATGAAGCATTAACAGGGATATGGAAAAGCACAAACGGGCTTAGTGAAAGAACGTGCTATGTACATCCTGATATTCAGTGTGATTTTACTTGCCTACCCTTCGACGACAACAGTTTCTCACTTGTAGTTTTTGATCCGCCGCATTTAATACGCGCTGGGGATAATTCGTGGATGGTTAAAAAGTACGGCAAGCTCGATCAAGGTTGGGAACAGACAATTCAAAAAGGTTTCACGGAGTGTATGCGTGTATTAAAACCAGATGGCGTGCTGATATTCAAGTGGTCGGAAACACAGATCCCCGCGGATAAACTATGGCGAGCAATCGGGCGAAAACCGCTATTCGGGCATCATAGCGGCAAAAAATCAAAAACCTTTTGGGGCTGCTTTATGAAGGGAGTTACGTAAGTGGGTATCTGTGGTTTTACCGGCAACGGCTCGGAGAATGTGTTCAGGGGGGTGTATTGAGTGTGAAGCCTGCGGATTGGATAGGCAACGGCAACAGCATCTACAAGACCCTCGGAGCCTCCAACCATACAGAAAACGAACGGGAGGCCCATGACTATTATGCGACCGAGCCTAAAGCCGCCGAACTACTCTGTGAAGTCGAAAGCCTCTCACCCGCTATATGGGAGTGCGCCTGCGGTGAAGGGCATCTTGCCGAAGTGCTCCGCAAGCGCGGGCACATCGTTAAAGCAACCGACCTGATAGATCGGGGCTATGGCTGTGGAGGTGTCGATTTCCTCAAGGAAAACGTACATTTTCACGGCGATATAGTCACCAACCCGCCCTACAAGTACGCCAAAGAGTTTGTGGAGCACGCAATAGACACGGTGGCTGATGGCTGCAAGGTGTGCATGTTTCTTAAACTGCAATTCCTTGAGGGCAAAGCTCGCAGGGCACTGTTTGAGAAATATCCCCCCAAGTGCGTGTATGTAGCATCCGGCAGGCTGCTGTGCGCGAAAAACGGCGATTTCGAGAAGATGAAAGCCGGTGGCGGATCTGCGGTGGCTTATGCGTGGTTTGTCTGGCAGAAGGGGTATACCGGCGAGACCGTGATTAGGTGGATCAATTAGTTTAAGGGAGATTTTTGAATGGAGGACATACTGCATGAAAGTTCTGATAGCCTGTGAGGAGAGCCAGACTGTGTGCAAGGCTTTCCGCGCAAAGGGGCACGAGGCGTACAGCTGCGACATAATCGAGCCGTCGGGCGGGCATCCTGAGTGGCACATACTCGGCGATGCGCTCGTTGCCCTGAATGGGGGGGTAATTATTACCATGGACGGCGTTGAGCATGATGTGGGCAAGTGGGATATGCTGATAGCTCACCCGCCGTGCACGCATTTGGCAGCGTCCGGCGAGAGATGGTTTTCGGAGGGGCGGAAACCGCTATATTTGCGGTTTGAGAGCGCGGCGTTTTTCCTCCATTTTGCAGAAGCAGATATCCCAAAAATCTGCGTCGAAAATCCAGTAGGCAAAATGTCATCGTACTACCGAAAACCGGATTGCATTATCCAGCCGTATGAGTTTGGGCATAATGCCAGGAAAAAGACTTGTCTGTGGCTTAAAGGGCTCCCTGCTTTGTCCCCGACCAACATTGTGGATGCTGGAGAGATTTTGCAGGGGGGATACAGCGTCGGAGCAGGCGCGGATTGTGCAAGAGATGAGCGAGGCAAGATCCTGCGATGGAATGATCCTCGCACGGCAAAAATCAGAAGCAAAACCTTCCCCGGCATAGCCAAAGCAATGGCTGACCAGTGGGGATAACGACATTTTAAGGAGGAATAAAAATGGGAGCAAGACGAATTTCAAATGCGACGAACGAGAAGATAATTGCGCTTATGTCGATGGGCAAGACGGGCGAACAGGCGGCGTTCATGGCCGGCGTGAGCGGAAGCTACTGCAACAAACTGTACACTGTGGTAAAGCACATTGCCAATGCGCAGTGGGATGAGCTTATAGAGTATTCTCGGTACGCGACAACCGGGGGGGTGATTTCCTGGGCGTGCGAATACCTCGATACGCAGTTGCCGCAGGAAGTCGCGGAGACTATTGAGGCGGTACGGTATCGCGGCGCAACGCCCAAAGCGGCAGAAGCAGCACCGAAGCCCGAGCCGCCCGCAGAGCCGATTGACAACACGGCGGCGGCAATCATCAAACTGCTTGAAAAGCTCGACGCGGCGGTAAACGCGATAACAGAAGCGGCAGACGATATATGCCAGACGGTGACAACGGCGCGGAAGCTCAACGAGGATTGCATGAACGCGAATTTTGATGTGCTGACCGCAACGGTCCGCGACGGCATCGAGAGCGTGAAAACGACGATAAGGAAGGGGCAGAAATGAAAACGATACATAAGCCGAATAAGCCCATCTCGCTTGAAATTTTGGATTTTATCGAGTGGTTTTCGGAAGAAGCGCCCAACGAATACGAAAAAGGCATCACAACAGGCTTGCGCATTGCGCAGACGATTGCCGAAATCGTAGAGCGGAACTGCGAGGAGGGCGAAGATGGCGACAAAACTGATCTGTGACCGCTGCGGCGCGGACAATGTGCATCAGATCGCGGAGGAAATAGCCGATGTGCGCATAATGCTTGACCAGATGGAACTGCTGCACGGCTGCCGTGTGCTCGTTGCGGACTATGAGCAGGTAAAACTGCTGAGGCTTGAAAAAAGAATGGAGGATAAGAAATGAGCGATGCAATCATAAAGGTGATAGATCATCTTGCCGAGAAAATCGGAGTGGCGGTTGATTGGACTGCCGACAACATCATTCCGCAGGTGTTCGATATCATGGCAAGATATAGAACGTGCGAAATAATAATCAGTGTGCTGATTGTGCTGCTCTGCGTAGGATGGGGAGTAGGCGTTTATATCGCGCTGAAAAGATGGGTTCTGCCGGCACGAAAGCGCTGCGTAGAAAGCCAAGAGGATAACTTTTGGTTTTGGAACTGCGGCGGAGGCATCGAGCCGAATGTAGCCGGAATTATAATCATAGCGTTTGCGATAGGGATATCTTTAGCTGCGATTATACTGTGCATTAAAAACATAGGCGAGCTGACGCGGTGGGCGCTGATACCCGAAGTGCAGTTTTATAAATTGATAAGCGGGTGAGCACCATGAACAATAAGCCGTGCTACAAGTGCGAAAAGCGGCATTTTCTCTGCCACGCCGACTGCGAGGAATATAAGCGGGTGAGGGCAGAGCGGGATGCCGCGAACGCGAAGCGGTACAAGGTTGCGGAGGCGGATGCGCTGATTAAAAGCGGATATGAACGGCGAAAGCAGCGCATAAGACTGAATTTCAGATGAGGGAGGCGGTGCAATGATAGCCGAAGGGCTAAACGGCAGACTCAAGCAAGCGCGATGCGCTGCGGGCTACGGTCGGCGGCGCTTTGCGCGGGCTTTAGATGAGGCTTGCAGTGCGGTGACGGTAGCCCGATGGGAGGCAGACGGAATGCCCCCAACGCCGACACTGTACTACCTTGAGCGCATTTGCGAGGTGTGCGGGGTGACGCTCGACTGGCTCATGTACGGCGATGACACGGCGCAGTACACGGCGGCGCTTTACCCTGACACGGCGACCGACGGCGGCAGCATCGGCGAGAGGATAAAGGCTCGCCGATGTACCCTCAGCCTCAACAAGGCACAGCTTGCCGAGATAATCGGGGCGCAGCCGCCGAAGGTGTACCAGTGGGAGCGGGGGATTTGCAAGCCAACACTGTACTACATAGACAAGCTTTGCGAGGCGCTTGAAATAAGCGCTGACGAGCTGACGAAAGGACGAGACGAATGAACAACTATTTGCCTGAGCGCCCCATAGAGCCGCCGACGGAAAAGCCGGACTATGTCTGCGACAAGTGCGAGGCGTGGCTTTACGGCGACGAGGCGGTATATGAGAGCGGCGGATTGTATCTCTGTGAGGAATGCTTCCGCGAGGAGATCGACGGCATAAGCACGGCAGAGCTTGCGGATATGCTCGGCGTGAAATACCACACGGCGGAGGGGCTGAACGATGATTAAGGACATTCACGACATGGAGCTTTGCCCCTACTGCGCCGAGAGCATCGGCACGGCATACGAGCTGCGCAAGATCGCAGAGGACAAGACGCGGACAAAGTGCGCCAACTGCGGCAAACTGCGCTGGGGCGCACGATACGAAATTAAGGGAAGGAGGACGAGCAATGGCTAAACTGCTGTTTTTTGATACGGAGCACCGCTATACACTCGACGGCGAGGAGCTGCCGAGTGTGTCGGAGGTAACGCGCTTTATCTCCCGCGAGATATACGGCGATATCGGACAATTCAACCTCGATCGAGCCGCTGAGCGGGGGACGGCAGTGCACAAGGCGACGGAGGTGCTCGACAAGTACGGCAAGGTGGAGATATCAGAGGACATAGAGCCGTACATCAAGGCTTATGTGGCTTTCCGCAAGGAGCATGAGTGTGAATGGAAGTACATCGAGCGGCAGAGCTACGAACCCGCGAAGCGCTACGCGGGCACGATAGACCGCTTAGGATGCGTTGACGGCGTTCCGACGCTGCTCGACATAAAAACTACGCAGAGCATATCAAAGCGGCACAGAACGCTTTACAGCGTGTGTCTGACGCTTTACCGCAAGATGTTTCCCGACGAGGACATAAAACAGCTCGTGATTTTGCAGCTCAAAAAGGACGGCACATACAAGTTGCACAAGCTTGTGTCGATGGATAAGCTTGCGGAGAGCTGCGTAATCATGCATCACGCACTGAAAATCACGCCGCGAAAGCGGAAAAAGACCGAGGAGGAAGCCGATGACTAAAGAGGAATACGATAAGCTCAAGAAAAAAACAATAGTCTGCTCGGAGTGCGTGGGACGCAAGGTCTGCGCCTACGCAGCCCGAAGAAATCGGCGGCATTACTGCGGCTGGGGCGTAACGAAAAACGACATAAAGGAGAGCTGAAAAAATGGACGAAACGACGAAACAGGAAAACACTCAGGAGCAGCAGACAACAGCGGTCGTGGCGGTGCAGCAGGGCAAAGCGCCGATGATGTGGACGGACGCAAAGAGCATGAACGCGGCATGGAGAACGGCGACGATGCTCTCAAAGAGCGACCTTCTGCCGGACACATACCGCAACAAGCCCGAGAATGTGCTCATTGCGCTTGATCTCTCTATGCGAATGAACATCTCTCCGATGCTCATTGCACAGCAGCTTTACATTGTCAAGGGCAAGCCGGCATGGTCGGGGCAATTTTGCATTTCGCAAATAAACGGCTCGGGGCGCTTCTCGCCGCTTGAATTTTTTTTCGGCGGAGAAGGAGCAGAGCAAGCGAGCTGCTATGCACAGGCAACGCGGATTTCCGACGGCAAACTCTGCACCGGCACCAAGATCACCATGCAGATGGCAAAGGCCGAGGGCTGGATAGACAAAAACGGCTCAAAGTGGAAAACGATGCCGCAGCAGATGTTGCAGTACCGAGCGGCAACATTCTTTGCCCGCGTATTTTGCCCTGACCTGCTGATGGGCTTACAGACTGCCGACGAGGTGCGCGACACTTACGGCGCCGAAAAGGAAGAAAAGCCCGTAGTTACCTACGAGCTTTAAGGAGGACGGAATGAGCACTATAATCAAGCTTAATGAGCCGCTTGAGGCGGGCTATGTGCGCGGCGGCACCAAGACCAACGGCGAGAAATGGGAGATGATAGTCGTCAAGGACCAGAGCAAGGCGGGGCGCGACATCGTGATTTTCGTTGACAATGCCCCCTGCGGAGTGCAGGAGGGAGGAATGTTTAAAATCGGGAGCATTACCTCCGTAAAGTGGGGAGCGCAAAAAGACAGAGAAGGCAAGTGGCGCGACAAGGTGAGCTGCAATGCCGTGATAGCCTCGGTAGCCTCCGCGACCAAGCACACAGAGCGATTTATACCGCAGGGCGATACCACGGACATCTACAACGGAGTGATGCAGGAGATAACGACGGACGACGATGAATTGCCGTGGTAAGGAGGCGGCGAAATGCGCAAAAACAATCAGGTGCAGCGGATGCTGCGGCATATGCGCGAATACGGCAGTATCACGAGTGTTGAGGCAATGCAGGAGTACGGCATAGCCCGCGCCGCAAGCCGAATACACGACATTAAGCAGCTCGGCTACGATGTCGTGAAAACGACGGAAGCAGGGCGCAACAGGTACGGCGAGCGGGTGCATTACGCGAGGTATTCCCTCCGAGAGGAGGCGAGGCAATGATATACATCGGCATCGACCCAGGCAAAAAGGGCGCGATGGCGATCATTAAGCCCGACGGCATAGAAATACACGCATACTCCGAGGTGGTATACAACGAAGCCCTTGCCGCAGTTGTGTCCCTCGGTGACGGTGTGCGGTGCTGCCTTGAACACGTCGGGGCAATGCCGGGGCAGGGGGTAACGAGTATGTTTTCCTTCGGCGATAACTTCGGCTTTATACGCGGCTTGCTCACGGCTCACGGAGTGCCCTATGAGCTTGTGCGCCCGCAGAAATGGAAAAAGGAATACAGCATTACGGCGGATAAAAACGGCGCAATAGCGGTGTGCTCTCGGCTTTTCCCTGATGTGTCGCTGCTGCCGACGAGCCGATGCAAAAAGCCCTCGGACGGCTACGCGGAAGCGCTGTTAATGGCAGAGTATGCGCGGCGGCATATGGGATAAAACAAAACAAAAACGGCGGTCTTTCGACCGCCGTTTTTGCCAACAAAATAAAGGGAAAGGAGATAAAAATGAAACACCAACTATGCCCAGCATCTGCCCAAGAACACAATACCACAGGTGCAAGAACAATGGCAGTACGCAAAAGCTAAAACTTTGTGCAGGTTTGGCAATGGGGGCTATCGCTCCCATTGCTTTTTATCAATGTCTTTGACAAATTCGGCGCTGCGGCGCTCCTTTTTTAGCGCTTCGAAGCGCGCTATAGCTTCGTGCCGCTGCTTGCCCTCGTATATTTCCGATGCGGTTTCGCAGCGCGTGCCATCCTCGTACACGGTGGTAAAGCGGAGATAGTAGCTAATGCGATCATAGCCACGATACCGCTCAAGTTTAATTTCCTCGTGGCTGCTCATGGTCGCTAGTTCGCCGTACCTGATGACAAGGTCCTGACGGTATGCCGTCAGTTGCGCGATAAGCTGTTGACACTCGGCAATGACGCGCTTCGCCTGCCCATCATAACTCGCGACGCTCTCCACACTCTCGATAAGGTCGGGGCGGTAGAAGTGCGTGTAAGAGCGCGAGAACTCCGCCGATCGCGTCGGGCTGCCGTACCGCTCAAAGAGCGGCGCATAAATTTTGTTTAACTCCATATGAAAACCTCCTTGATAGTCCGCTACTCTGCATTTGTCCGGGCTTGTAACCGGCATAGGCTGCATTAACGGAGGGGTCAGGGGGGCAGGGGGACGGCGTTAAGCCGTCGCCCCTATGCGTGCGTGTCCGGTGCGCTCTCCGGCTGCGTCGATTACCTGAGAGCCGTATTTGCTGCGGATGTCCTGCATTGTAGCCTTGCCGCGGTGCCACTTACGGCCATCTTCGGCGTGATGCCAGTACCACAGGCATTTATTTTTGCTCCAACGGCAACCAGCAGCCTTTAGCGCGTCTTTGTGCTCGCGGGTATTGCCGCCGATCCACAGCCACGAGCCGCACAATTCAACCGTCAGCCCGTCAAGGTGCATCAGGGCGTCCACGATGTCGCGGAATTCTTCGGGGGTCTCGGTGGTCTGGTGGTACTCGTCCGCAGTGGCGTTGTGCTGCTTCTTCAGCAGTTCAAACAATTCATCATGCTCGGCGTTGATTGCCTGCATGGTGGCGGTGTCTCCGCCTCTGTCGGGGTGGTGCTTTAGGCTCAGACGGCGATACTCCGCTTTGAGCTCATCGAGGGTGGTAATTCCGTTAAAAAATTTCATTTTTATACTCCTTTTCAATACCGGATAGGGGCTCAAATTTCCGCATTTTCAATGCGGTCTATAAATTCCCTGGTGCGCGCTGCTTGCTTCTTGAAAATCTGATAGAGCGAATTTGCATCTTCTGATATCTCGCTGGTATTCATCATTTCTATATATTTTCGCTCAGCGACCTCTAAATCGTGCTTAATGGCTGCCCATTCCTTGAAACTAAATTTCATTTGCGTGCTCCTTTCAGATTGTACATACATCGATGTATGTTATTATTTAACGGGGACTGGATTAGTCCCCGTTTTTAGTCGCTGTTGTTGATGTGATCGATTAGGGCTTGCCGGATGATTTGCGTTGTGCCTTTGCCGTCGTCGCCCTTGTGCGCGTCGAGGTATTCGATCAGATCGCCGTCGGTATCATACCGCAGGCTAACGCCGTATCGTTTGTAATTGGCGTTGATCCAGCGGCTTTTTACCTCGCTGCTGGTGGTGGTTTTGCGTGCCGTTCGGATCACCTCCTTCCATGGTGTAGGGGAGGGGCTTGCGCCCCTCAGATTTAAGCGTTAACCGCGTTGAGGTAGTCGGCAATGCGTCCGGCTTCGTCTTCGTCGATATCGTACCATGTGGTACTTGACGCGATTTCGTCTTGCAGCGCCGCGATGTGATTCCATGCGTCGCAGGCTTCCAGCGAATTTTCACATTCGTACCCGGCATTGGTTCCCGCCAGCCAGCCACCGGCAACGACATCATCGTTAAAACCGTTGTATAAATACTCGCGGTCGCCACTGTAAATGTTTTCGGCGAGGGTGCCGTCCTCGGCCCATGCGATGGGGGTTTTCTTCACGCCCATGTTAATGATTTCTTCGGCGGTGATTGTGAATTTAGTGTTGCTCATTTTTCTGTCTCCTTTTCATTTTTCGTTTTCGTTGTGGGTGTTTTTGCTTTGTGGCCATATCTTAACGCCATACATCGCAGTATGTCAACCCCTTTTCGCCACATTTGGAGGATTGCACAAAGACAAGCTGTCGAAATGGTGCAGTTTGCACAAATGCGCACAAGCTGCACGCCGTCGGCAACGTATCGCAAAAATTTTGCGTACTTTTTGCCACATAAATGCGGGGCTACTATGTGTGTAGTAAATGCTACACAAAAGCAGAGGAGGTGGACAAAATGAAACAGCCGTACAGGGATTTAAAAGTTACTGGAAGTGTAGTAGATGCTACAGTTGAAAGGCTCCTGGCAGAGCGCGACGAAGCCAACGCCGCCGAACCCGCGAAGGCGTACCCGCTGTTGATCGAAGAACTATTAGATGCACTATCTATATCCCGTAGTTATTGGGATAAATACAGAGATTTTAACGATAATCTATTATCTCCTGATAGTTTTACAGAGAGTAATCAAAATGCTAAAGATAAAGATTATAAAGTGTATATAGCATTGTATACACAAAGAATAGAGCTTCAAAAATCTATAAAAAATGCGGAAATAAAACTTGGAATTGGTGTAATTCGTACAGGTTTTATCAACCCGAAGTTACAAACCTACTGCATATGGCTATCGAAACAAAAATATTACGGCGGGTATTCAGATAGGGCAGACGGCAGCACCTCCGGCGATGTGAAAATCAGCATTAAATTGCTGGACGATCAGGGGCGGCAGATGTAAATTTATCCGTTTCGATTTACCAATTCCGCGATGCATATTATTCATTTAGGCACAAAACCCGCAAAGCCTTGCAATTACTGCATTTCTTGCAATTGCGAATTAAACATAATTTATATTTTGTTTAATAACTGCCTGATATACCCCAATATCAATGCATAATCAGTGCATACACGGGGCGATGTATTCAGCACCGCATCAATGGCGATTTGTCCCGCTCCGCGCCCTGGGCGATGCCCTGCCCCGCCTCCGGCGGCAGACGGTCCCGCCGTCCTCGTGCCTGTGGTGGGGGTGCCGGAAAACAGGCGGTGCCTTCGGGCGAAGGGTATAGAGATATATACATACAGCCACAAACTCAATTATAGGAAACTATAAGGGGGTAGGGGAAAAGAGGGCGTAGGGCTTTACGAAATGATAGCGAGAAATTTTGAAAGATGGGGGCGTGAAGTGATTGGCAAGAATTAGCACAGCGAAAGCGGCGGTGAAGGCCAACGGCACGCAGATAGACCTCGGAAAACTCAACCCCAAACAGGTGGAATTTCTCAACAGCAAAGCGAAGTATTGCGGGTATGGCGGGGCGAGAGGCGGCGGCAAGAGCCATGCTGTCAGGATAGATTCAGTACGCGGAGCGCTGAAATATTCAGGCATCAAGATACTCATCGTGAGACGGCGCTACACGGACTTGCAGGGCAACTATGTTGAGCCCCTCAACAAACTGATACCGAGCACCATTGCAGAGTACAACTCGCAGCTTCACCAGTATTATTTCATAAACGGCTCGACGATCAAACTCGGACACTTCCAGTCGTATCAACAGGCGGCAGATGAATATCAGGGGCAGGAATTTGACTGGATATTCATGGATGAGGCGACGCAGTTCACAGAGGCAGAATTCAGGCTGTTAGGCGGCTGCTTGCGAGGCGTCAACAGGATACCTAAGAAATTCAGGTTGACGATGAACCCCGGCGGTGTCGGGCATCGCTGGGTGAAGCGCTTGTTTATAGACAGGCAGTTCATAACGGACAGTGAAAACCCCGAAGAAAACGAAGACCCGAACGAATACGAGTTCATACAGGCGCTTGTCACAGACAATACGGCGCTGATGAATTCCGAAGGCGGCAAGGGTTATCTTGCGATGCTGTCCCACTTGCCCGAGAACATCCGCAAGGCGCACAGGTATGGCGACTGGGATGCATTGAGCGGAAACTATTTTCCTGAGTTCCAGACGGCGACGCATACTTGCAAGCCGTTTCCAATCCCGAAGAATTGGGTGCGGTACAGGGCAATTGACTATGGTCTTGACTGTCTTGCCGTAGGTTGGTTTGCGATATCCCCCGACGGTCGAGTGTACATGTACCGCGAGATAAAGGAAAGCGGACTGATAGTGTCGGACGCTGCGGACAAGATACTCGAATACACGGGGCTTGACGAGAAAATCATGTGCACATATGCCCCTGACGATATATGGTCGCGGCAGAAGGACACAGGCAAGACGATGGCAGAAGTGTTTCTGCAAAACGGCGTGTCCATCGTCAAGGCAAGCCGAAGCCGCGTTCAAGGCTGGCTTCAAGTCAAGGAGTATTTCAAAAACCTCGACGACGGAAAGCCTGGGCTTATCGTGTTCAGCAATTGCCGGAACATGATAGACGACATCCAGGCGATACAGGCAGACGACAAAGACCCGAACGACTGCGCGAGCCAGCCGCACGAAATAACGCACTTGCCCGATATGCTGCGATACTTCTGCATATCCCGCACACTTGCGGAGGCTGACGAAGAGCGCGGCGGGAATGTCGCAGAAGATGACATAGATGACGCCGACGAGGACTATGAGAGCTACATGACAGGCGGCTGCATCACGAAAAGTTACATATTCGCTTAGGAGGACAAATGATACAGATAGCCATAGCGGCGCTCTCGTTAGCGCTTGTAATCACACTGTTTGCGCTCAGGCGCGTATCAGTCAATGCCGACGATGCAATAGGCATGGCGGCGAGCCTTGCCACTGAAATAGGCAAACTCAAAACGCGCGTCACAGATTGTGAGCAGCAGATAGGCGAGGCACAAGAGCTGCTTAATAAGGCGCGGGAATTGATAGACGCGGCGAAAGACGCCGCCGAAGAAGAAGCGAAGGCAGCAAAGGCAGCTCAGGACACTGAGCGCAGATTACAGGAGGGCATCAACTCCATTCTCAATTACAGCAGCCAGAGCTATGGAGCGGACAAGTAAGGAGAGCCGATGAGGGATATATGCGCTAAGGTTTGGAAGCAGTACGAAAAGGGTCTTGAATTTAACAATCAGATACGCCTTGCCGACACAGCGAAGAACAACGAAAACTTCTTCATAGGCAAGCAGTGGGAGGGCGTATCGAGCAATGGGCTCCCGACGCCTGTTTTCAACATTCTCAAGCAGATAGTTCTGCATCAGGTGGCGACCATCACCTCCGATAACTTCACGGTTTCTGCAACGCCGCTCAGAGCTACGGCGAACGACAAGCAGCTTGAAGTGTTGTCGCAAATCGTCAATGCCGAGCTGCGGGCGCTGTTCAAAGTAAATAAGCTGCCGAGGCTCGCGCGTATCATGATGCGCAATGCCGCCGTAGACGGTGACGGCTGTCTGTTCACATATTTTGACGCTGACGCGCCGACAGGCATAGACGGCGTTAGAGGTGCTATATGCACCGAAGTCATCGAAAACTCGCGCGTCATGTTCGGCAATGTAAACTGCCGCGACGTTCAGAAGCAGCCGTACATCATCATCTGGAAGCGCCGCATGGTCGATGAAGTGAAAGAGACCGCAAGGGCAAACGGAGTGCCGGAGGCTGAGATCGAGCAGATACGCGGCGACGATGACGACAATGCATCCCGCATGGACGGCTACGCAAACGACAAAGTGACCGTTCTGCTCAAACTATACAAGAACAAGGAGACCGGCACAGTGTGGGGCGTAGAGACGTGCAGAAATGTCCTCATCCGCAAGCCGTATGACCTTGAGATAAGCCTATATCCCGTGACATGGATATGCTGGGACTATGTACAGGACAGCTATCACGGACAGGCGCTTATAACGGGGCTTATCCCCAATCAGGAATTCATAAACAAAGCCTATGCAATGACGATGCTGTCGCTAATGATGTCGGCATTTCCGACGCGAGTTTACGACAAGACGAGAGTTAAGTCATGGTCCAATCAGGTGGGCGCACAGATCGCAGTGCAGGGCAATGTTGACGGCATCGCAAAAATCCTTGAGCCCGCTCAGGTGTCGCCGCAAATCTCGCAGTTTATCGACTCTACGATACAAAACACGCAGAGCCTTACGGGTGCGACTGCGGCGGCACTGGGCAATACCCGACCCGATAATACCTCGGCAATTATCGCGCTGCAAAGAGCCGCGAGCATTCCCGCAGAGCTGACAAAGCAGAACCTGTACGAATGCATCGAAGACCTCGGCAGCATATACATTGCGCTGATGGGCGCAAACTATGGCGTTCGTCCCGTGGATATCCCCGCAGAGGCGGCAGTCGGCGAAGAAGCGGCGCAGTTTGCGGGCGTGTCGTCAGGATCGATGCAGGTCGATTTCGATTTTGCGCTTGTCAAAGACTGCCCGATGACCATCGGACTTGATGTCGGCGCAAGCTCGTATTGGAGCGAGGTTGCATCCATGCAGACGCTTGAAAACCTGTTGCAGCTCGGTCACATCTCCGTGGCGGACTTCCTTGAACGAATTCCCGACGGATATATTGCAAAGCGTCAGGAGCTTCTTGAAAAGTACAAGGCGCAGGAGGCGGCGCAGGCAGAAGCGGCATCAATGGCGGCGATGTCTCCCGACGGCGATGTCATAGCACAGAACAACCCCGAAACGAGCATTCCCGAAACTTCGGGCAACTCACAGCTGCAAAGAGAGGTAGCAGCACAGCAGTAAACAACGGCAGACCAGCCGAAGTTATATTTTCAAAAACACTCGCCCGACCATAGGCGAAAATGCCCGACCATAGGCAGAAAGAGGTACACATGAACGAAACCGTAAACAACGCAGTATTCGACCCTGACGACGAATGGAGTGACATTGTCCTCGACGAGAGCGACGAGATACCCGAAGCAGGGAGCGAAGAAGAAACGGAAGGCGCTGACGGCGAGCAGACCGCCGAAGACGGGGCAGACCAGCCCGACGAGGCGCAGACTGAGCCAAGCGCAGACGAGGGCGCCAAGCCCGAAGAATTCACGCTCAAGCATCTTGACGAAACAAAGACGGTTGGACGCGATGAAGTCATCTCACTTGCACAGCGAGGACTTGACTATGACCGCGTGAAAGAAAAACTCACGGCTGCGAATGCGCAGCTTGCCGCGCTTCAGGGCGCGGACGAACGGCTTGAGTTCTTCAAAACACTGGCGGACAGTCAGGGCAAGACGCTCGACCAGTTCATAGAAGCGACTGCGGCGGCAGTTAGAGCCGAAGAAAAGCAAATCCCCTATGAAGCCGCACTGCGTGAAGTGCAGTTTGACTTCGAGAAGAAGAAATTCGCAAAAGAAAAAACCGACTGGGAGCAGAAGCAGAGCGACCGACAGACCGCAGACGATACCCGAAATGCGGACATTGAAGCGTTCATGCGTCAATATCCCGATGCGGCGAAAGACCCGCAGTCCATCCCCAAAGAGGTTTGGGAAGATGTAGAGCAGAGCGGGAGTCTCGTTGCCGCATACGGCAGATATCTCGATAAGCAGAAGGACGCGAAGATCGCCGAGCTGACGCGACAGTTGGAGCAGCAGAAGCAGCATAACGCTAATAAACAGCGCTCCACGGGCAGTCAGTCAACGGACAATTCAAGCGCAAAGGACGCGCTCTTTGACTCGTACTGGAAAGACTGATAATCCATCTCCGTGGGGCAAGATACGGAGGTTATAAATTATGGCAATAAATCTTGCACTCAAATTCTCTCCCAAGCTTGACGAGAGATACAAGCACAATTCCTTTACCGACGCATGGTGCGGCAACTCCTACGAGTGGGAGGGCGTAAACGCCATCAAGGTCTACACCATCAACACCGGCAAACTCAACGACTACGACGCGACCAAGACCGCAAACCGCTTTGGTACTCCTCACGAGGTCGAGGACGAGGTCAACACCTATCAGCTCCGCCGCAAGCGCAGCTTTTCCGAGACCATCGACGTCACCAACACTCAGGACCAGCTCTTCCTCAAGAAGGCATCCAACTACCTCAAGCAGATGTGGGACTATGCCTATGTTCCCGAAATGGACAAGTACCGTCTCCACACTTGGGCAGAGGGCGCGGGTCTCGGCACGCTCAATGCGACCGCACTCGGTAAAGCGACCGTCGTCAAGGCGATGCTCACCGGTCTGACCGCACTTGACGATGCCGGCGTTCCTTTCGAGGGCAGAGTCATGTATGTGCGCTCCGACATCGCTATTGAGTATCGCCTTGCAGACGAATTCAAGGCTGACGGTCTCGGCGAGCGCGTCAGCAAGCGTCAGATAGGCGACATTAACGGCACTCCTGTTGTCGCTATTCCGCCCACTTTCATGCCGAAGGGCGTCGTGTTCCTCATCAAGCACAAGCAGGCTACGGCAGACCCCACCAAGCTTAAGACCCTGCGCGCGCACGAGAATCCCCCGGGCATTGCGGGCGTTCTCCTCGAAGGTCTTGTCCGTTACGACTCCTTCGTTCTCGCGCAGAAGGCAGACGGCATTTATGTCTATGCTTCCGACGCTGACGCAGTGTGCGCGGCACCTACATTCTCCAATGCGAGCAACAAGGTGACCATCGAGAGCACCACCAGCGGCGCGACCATCAAGTACACCACCGACGGCACCAATCCCAAAACTTCCGACACCGCAAAGGTTTACTCGGCAGCAGTTGCCATAAGCGCAGACACCACTTTCCGCGCCTATGCTTCCAAGACCGGAATGCTGTCCAGCCCCATCACTGCATACGACGCAGTTAAAGCCTAAGCGGCACAACCTAAAGGCGCACTAACCGTGCGCCTTTTTCTGAAATAGAAACAGGAGAATGCCATGGCAGTAGATTTTATAAGCGCAGACAAAGTGTATCAGTCTGCGCTGGCAATAATGAACGAAACGGATGACGACCTGAGCTATAAGGCAAGGGCAGTTCCTATCATAAACGCGCTGTTGTCGCAGTGCTACCAGTACAGCGAAGCATACGACGGCGACCCGCGCTCAAATTGGCAGCCTATCGAAGAGCCCACGGATGTAATAACAGGCTTTGACCAGACGATACTGCTCGGCGTTATTCCCTATGGGCTCGCGGCGGCGCTGTACCTCGACGAAGACCCGCTTCGGGCTAACTCGTGGCAGCAGCAGTACGAGGAGGGGCTTCTCAATGCGCGGCGCATCCCTCACGGCTTTGAGCCGATAGAGGATGTTTACGGCTGCGTTGACCCGACAAGTTACGCGAGGTGGTGAACCTGTGGCAAAGCTTAATGCGAACATAAACCGCGCAACATACAGCATAAAGAAATTCCTTGGGCTCAATCAGAGCGACAGCGGCGAAACGCACCTCAAGGCGGGGGAGGCATCGAAGCTCGTCAACTTCCGCGTGACGGACGCGGGCGAGCTGACCCCGCGCCCTGTTCTCAGCAAGAAGATGGTCAGCGAGACATCGGCGCCTGTCGACTTTGTCGTGTCCGAGAGTGCGCCCCTGACTCTTTACGGGGACATCGAGGAAACAGGCGGCAAGTTTTCGGTTGTCGGCGAGCCGATATGCACGGTGACGGATCTATTCGCAACGCCGATGCTCCCGTACTTGGGCAAAAGCTTTTTCGTGAAAAACGAAAAAGTCTATGCGCTCACGGGATATAGCCCGATGTACAACAGGGTCTACGGCGACGAAATGCAGCCTGCGGGGAAAGTGCTGACGCTGTGGAGTGGATATTTTAACGGCTATGTCAGCCTCCTCGCGGTTACTGGGAGCGGCTTATTCAGAGTGTCTGAAAGCGACAAGTATTTTTCGCTTTACAAGCTTGCTGCGTTCACGGACTTTGCGAGCGCCGACCATGTTGAAGTGTTCGGCTTTGACGACAAGGTGTATATGCTCGGCGGCGGGCATTACATCGTCTATGACGGTGCGACCGCAACGGAAGTGCAAGGCTATACGCCCTGTGTTCTCACCGCTTGCGAGCCTAACGGCTCAGGCACGACGCTTGAGCGAGTTAACAATCTTTCGCTTTACCGCAAGGCTCGGTATTCGGCAACAGGCGACACAAAGTCATTCAAAGTCCTTGAGGCAGATGCGCTTATCTCGGAGGTATATGTGGGCGGTGTGAAAGCCGAAGGATGGTCGCAGTTTGACGGTACGGTCATGCTCAAGGAAAACCCTCCGTCAGGAACGGACAATGTCGAAATCGTCTACTCGATAATGAATCCCGAGAAGTCTCAGACAATCGCATATGAAACAGACTATGCGGTATATGTCCGTGACGGTGACGCGAAACTCGTTATCCTCAAGGTGCATTACAAGACCGCCAATGGCACGCTCGTCAATGTCGCGGCGGGCGAGTACAGCTATAATGCCGAAACAAAGGTGCTGTCTATATCAAGACTTCCGCCCGAAGCGGGTGCAACGCTGCGCGTAGAGTACCGCAAGAGAACGCCGCGAGACGACCTTCTGCAAATGAAATATACCGAGATGTTCAACGGCGCTCAGGATAACCGCATATTCCTGTACGGAGACGGAAGCTGTAAGACCTATTACAGCGGCATAACGGAAACAGGCAGAGCGTCCGCGGAATACTTCCCCGACCTGAACGAAGCCGAGATAGGCGCGACGAACGCGCCGTTAACGGCACTTGTAAAGCACTACAACAGGCTTTTAGCGTTTAAGGATAACGAGGCATACAGTATATATGCGAGCGTTATGACGCTTGCTGACGGCTCGGCAACGACGGGATTTTATATAACCTCCGTCAACAAGGACATAGGCTGTGCACCGAGCGCACAAGCGATACTCGTCGAAAACCGAATACGCACTCTTGACGGCTGTGATATATACGAGTGGCGACCGACATCAAACACCGGCAACATCACATACGACCAGCGAAACGCCGAACGCATATCGCAGAGGGTACAGCGCACGCTCGGCGGCTTTGACCTTGCAAAGAGTGTCATGCACTATGACAAGTACAGGCATGAGTTTTACTGCATCTACGGCGGCTCGGCGCTTGTGCAGAATATTGACGCAAACGCATGGTATGAATACGGAGGCTTTGATGTTGCGCAGATATGCGGCCACGAGGGGAAAAACTTCTGTCTCCTCAGCGACGGCGGGCTTGCAACAATGATCTATGACGCGCAGCCCGACTCTGAAGCTGTGTTTGAGAGCGGCGACATTGACTATGACAAACCGAATGTCCTCAAGTATTCCCCCGAAGTATGGGTGAACATAAAGCCCGAAAACGGCAAGGCTTTCACAGTAGGCGTGTCCTCCGACACAGGAGATGCCCGAAGTGCCGACCTTGCTACGCCGACCGTTGGATCGGTAAAGCCTACAATGCGCACAAGGCTCAAACTGCGCAAGCTCACAACAAGCAAGCTCCGACTTTCGACGACCTCGCGCATGACGATAACAGGAGCGCAGATAAACATCGCATATGCGAACAATGTCAAATAGGAGGTTGAGCAATGTTTATAGCAACAACGCCGACGCTCAAATTCTCGCTGCCGTTCGATTCAAACACGATCGCGGCGGGATACATAACGCTGACGCAGAAAAACAGAAATGTGATCGAGAAGCCGCTTGAGGAGTGGACGCGAAGCGGGACGGAGGTTTCCGTCAAACTCTCGCAGAAAGAGACAATGCTTTTAAGCCCCGATTCCAACATAGAAATACAAATGCGCATACGCCTTAACGATGGTACTGCGCTTGCCTCTCGCATCTTCTCAGCGACTGCCGAAAGGGTGCTCAAGGACGGTGAGATTTAATGCTCACATTCAACGCGCAATTTGAGCCGCGAGACGAATTCGACGTGCAGTTTGCGTCACAGGATGCGTTCAAGACGGAGTTCGACGCAGACACGGCGCTGGACACGGATTTTGAAAACCTTATGCTTGTGCACACAGGCGGGGGCGGTGAGCTTCTGCCCGCGACGAGGACGAGACTCGGCGGCATTATCGTCGGCAGCAATCTCAATGTGACCGAGGACGGCACGTTGAGCGTGGATATGGCAAGCGACATCGAAAAGGACAACACGCGCCCCATATCATCGGCTCATGTGTACACATCAATAGGCAACATTAACGCTCTGCTCGGAGCGATATAGGAGGCTACGATTTGAGCACAGCAACAGAAATAACTCGCCTGACAGGAGCGAGAAATACTATTCGCGACAAACTCATCGAGCTCGGGCTTGCAACCTCCACGGCGAAAATGGACGCGCTCGCAACGGCGGTGGACGGCATCGAGAACAAAGGCGCTGTGTCTGCATCGGTGCAGGAGGGCGAGACATACACCATCCCCAAGGGCTACCACAACGGCAGCGGTACGGTATCGGGTGTAGCGGGCGGCGGCAACTACAACTTGCAGTCCAAGACCGTCACGCCGACCAAGGCACAGCAGAGCATCACGGCAGACCAAGGCTTTTACGGTCTATCTGACGTGACGGTCAAAGCGATCCCCGAAGCATATCAGAACGTCTCAAGCGTAACTGCGGCTGCGGGGGATGTGCTGGCAAACAAAATCATCGTCGATGCGACCGGCAAGTCTGTCGCAGGCACTATGCCCAATAACGGCGCAGTGAGTGCGACGCTTGATACCAAAACGACGAGCTACACAGTCCCTGCGGGCTACCACAGCGGCAAGGGCACCGTCGCGATAGTCCCCGAGGACATATCCGTAAGTGCCCAAGATGAAGTTACTCATGTAACCGCCAGCGACGGCAAGGTCATCCGCAAGGTCACGATAAAGCCAATCCCGCCGCAGTGGAAAGATGTAACCGACGCGACCGTGCGAGCGGGCGACCTGCTTGAAGGCGTGACCGCATACGGCGACGACCCCGAAGGCAGCGGCTACGGATATAAATATACCGGCACGATGCCGAATATCGGCAGCGTTACCAAAGTGCTTGATACCAAGGAGGGAAACCAGAGCTACACTATCCCGAAAGGCTATCATGATGGCACAGGCAAAGTCAGCATTAAGACAGTGGACAAGACTGCTACCCCGCTTGAGACGCAGCAGATCGTGTCTCCTGATTCCGGATGCGTGCTCGGTAAAGTAACCGTGACTGCGATACCCGCTAAGTATAAGGACATCACGGTTGTCACGGCGGCGGCGGGGGACGTACTCGCGGGCAAGAAAATCGTTGATGCTACAGGAGCGACCGTTACAGGCTCAATGACGAATAACGGCGCTGTGTCGGGCAGCATCGACGGACTGACGGTGACGAGCTACACGATACCTGCGGGCTATCACAACGGAACGGGTAAGGTGACGCTTACCGACGACATCGCAAACGCGCTTGCGGCGATATGAGGTGCGCAGCATGGACATTACATCTGAAATCGACAGAATTAATAATGCGATCTCGGCTGCGTACACTGCTGCGCAGGGCAAGGGTGCTACCATGCCGGCGACGCAGAATGTGGCAAGCCTCGCCTTGACGATAAACAGCATTTCGGCGGCAGCGTCGGACGAGGCAGACTATGTAATCGAGCAGGGCACATTTGGGCCGCGCTGGAATTACCGCAAGTGGGCGAGCGGCATCGGCGAATGCTGGGGCACTTTTGGCGATAGTATGGTGGAAATTAAAACCGCGTGGGGCGGCGTATACTACGGCGGCTGGATGAGCTCGGACGCGAATAAGGCAGGGCGTAAATATCCCTTTGCCTTTGTCAGCGAGCCGTCCGTGACAGCGCAGTATATCGGCGGCAACAGCGACGCGTGGCTTGCCTCCAGCATGGGCAATAACATAAACGCGCTGACTCACGCTCCCGCTTTTGACCTCGTCCGGCCGAGCGCGGGAACAATTTATAACCCGAAGTTATCGTACTATGTCATTGGGCGCTATAAGTAGAATGGCGAAGATAGATTTTGAAACTGACGGAAATTTCGAAGTGCAATTTGAGACGCTGCACGAGATACCGCCGTCGGACATAGATGTTTACGACGGGGCATACACTGTCGATCCGGATTTTGAACGCCATGTGCTGGGCACAAAGTCAAAGCTCATGCGCGATGATGTCACCGTCAATGCGATAGAGGTACAGCGAGTGTCCAATGCGGCGGGCGGCAGAACAGTCTACATAGGAGGCTTAATAAATGGCTGAAAATCAGTATAACAACAAAGTCGTGCTATCAAGCGGCGAGGTGCTCATAGACCTTTCCGCAGACACCGCCGATGCCGCGCATGTTCTCAGCGGCTCGACATTCCACGACAAGTCCGGCGCGCCGGTAACGGGCACTTGCACTTATGACAGCGACACATCGGAAGATACCGTTGCTGCGTCGGAGATGCTTTTAAACAAAACCTGCCACGCGCGCGGTGTGAAGATAACCGGTACGATGCCGAACAATGGTGCTGTAACGGGCGAGATCAGCACCAAAGACGGCAGCTATACGATACCGCAGGGCTATCATGACGGCTCCGGTAAGGCACAGATAAGCGCGGCAGAGAAGGCAAAGATAATCCCCGCCAACATCAAGGCGGGGGTAACGCTTCTGGGTGAGACCGGCACATACGGCGGCGAAAGCGTAAGTGCACAGTCAAAAAGCGTTACACCGTCGTTTGCGCAGCAGGTAATTCAGCCGGATAACGGCTATGACTATTTATCGTCGGTCACGGTCGCGGCTATCCCTGTTGCGTATGCGGACAACGCGGCAGGCGGCAAGACCGTGACGATAGGCTAAGGCTATGGCGGTAAATCATGTTGTTATAAACGGTGAGCCTGTAGTTGACCTGAGAAACGACACCGTGTCGGCGGATAAGCTCCTCAAAGGCGCAACCGCGCATGATAAGACCGGCTCACAGATAACCGGCACGGTCGCGCTTGCTACGGTTTACACCGGCTCCGGAGCGCCGGCGGCAAGCCTCGGCTCCGACGGCGACATTTATCTTGATATGGGGTGACCAGATGCAGACCGTAGCAAAAACACTGCACATAACCGCCAGCAACGTTGACAGTCTGTGTACTGCGCATACATTAAGGCTTAACGAAACTGTTTCAGGTCACGGCAAAAAGGCGTTCAGACTGTACCTGAACGGCGCAAAATCCGGCTATGGCGAATTAAACTCATCGGCAAAGGAACATCTGTTCCCAACCGTTGCCGCAAAGCCGTATATGGCAGATATCACGCTTGCAAATGCGGTAAGGCAGTACGGCTCAACATCGGATAAAAATCAGGGCTGGATCACATTTAACGGCGGCGAATACTGCCGAACGAACCTGACAACGGACGACACCGATTACCCTGTTACCGGCATAACGGATGCACACATTACATCGGCAACCCGCGCATCGACGATACAGGTGCATTTTCGGTCATCCGGCACAACGATAGTTAATGCCGGTGACGCAATATTCACGCTGTATTTCAACGAATACACCTGTTCGGCAAATGTAGCCGGTAACGGTGTCACGGCGGCGAGTGTTGACAAAGTTGAAGCCTATGACGGCGAGAGCGTGACATTTACGGCGACGCTCAAGACCGGCGCTACGTGGCACGGTTGGTATTCGGATGCAGCGTGCACGCAGCTCGTGAGCACGGAGCAGACCTACGCCGCAGCCGCCGCAGACCTTACGCTCTACGCCAAAGCGACTATCGACGGCACCGGAATGTATGTCAAGACCGGCGGGGCTTATGCGCAGGCTCAGACGGCTTATAAAAAAGTGAGCGGCGCATGGGTAAAAGCAGACACCGCCGCACTGAAAACCGAGCTGCAATCGGGAAACTACACAGTAAGGAGCGAATGACATGGAAGACGATGAGAAAGTATATTCAGGGCTTTTGGAGGAGGACTGATATGGAATATACAAACTCTCCCCTTGTGTCGTATACTCGGATAAGCCCAATGAGGTCAAGCCGAGGTGGACACGCAATAGACACTATCACGATACACTGCTCGGCGGCTCAGGCGGCAGTTGAAACACTTGGCAAGCTATTTCAGACAAAGCGGGCAAGTGCAAACTACGGCATCGGTCCCGACGGAAGGGTAGGGATGTATGTCGAGGAGCGTGACTGTAGCTGGGCGACCTCTAACAGTTACAATGACCGTCGAGCCGTGACCATTGAGGTGGCGTGCGATAACAAACATCCCTACGCAGTGAGGGACAGGGCATACAAGGCGCTGCTCGATCTCGTGACGGATATATGCGAGCGCAACGGCATTAAGAAACTCGTGTGGAGCACCAGCAAGGCAGACCGCGTAAACCACAAGAATGGGTGCAATATGACGGTGCACCGCGACTACGAAAACAAGGCTTGCCCCGGACAGTGGCTTTATGACAGACACGGCGAGATAGCTGCCGAAGTGAACAGGCGGCTTGCCGAAAAACAGGAGGATGACGATATGGCAAGGTACAAGACAATCGAAGAAATGCCCGCGTGGGCACAGGCGGAAGCAAAAGAGCTCGTAGAAATCGGAGCGCTCAAGGGTAACGGCGACGCAAGCGGCTTTGATATTACGCTGGATATGCTGCGCGATCAGATAGTGTGTCTGCGTATGTGTAAGGCACTCATCGCGGCGCTCCCTGACAACAGCATCGACAAGGACGAGCTGTTTGAGGAATTCAAGAAGCGGTTGAAGGTAATCGTGGAGGTACAGTGAACTTATGGGCGATAGCATAATTGTCGCCATTATAACCGGCGTGCTCACGCTAATAGGCGTGCTTATAAGCAACAGCAAGTCACAGGCGGTCGTGCAGACGCGAGTTGACGAGCTGACGCGAGAAGTCAGGGAGCACAACAACTTCGCCCGCCGTATGCCTGTAGTCGAGGAGCAGATAAAGGTGGCAAACCATAGAATATCTGACCTTGAAGCAGAAATGCGAAATCACCATCACTGAGGAGGTACATATGCTTAAAAATCTTGCAAACCTTATAAAGGTTAAAACAATCGTGACACTTATCGTGCTGGCCGTCTGGGCATATCTCGCCGTGACGGGAACTATTAACGCCGATGCTGTGGACAATGTCGCGCTCATGGTCATTGCGTTTTACTTCGGCACACAGCACGAGAAAACAGGCGGGGCGTAAAACCCCGCCGTTCTGAAAGGAAGTGCATATATGGCAACAACCGACGAGCAGTACATAGAGAAAATATACGACTCGCAAAAACAGTCGGCACTTAACGCACTCAAATCTGCATACGACAGCAATGTTTCGTCCGTGGACACTGCAAAACAGAACACGGACACAACCGCATACAACGCAAAGCGAGAGGCGGCGGGAAATGCCGCCGTCACTCGTCAGCGGCTTAATGAGACCTTCGCCGCAAACGGGCTCAACACGGGTGCGATGGGGCAGGCAAATCTTGCCCTGCTCAATCAGAAAGCCGCGGAGCTTAACGACATAGAGGTCAAGCGTGTTGCGGCTCAGGCTGAGTTTGACAGGCAGAAAGCACAGCTCGCGCAGACCTACCAAACCGAGGTCAAGAACGCAATTCTTAACAACGACGCTGACAAGGCGGCTGCGCTGTACAAGCTTTATCAGCAGCAGCAGCAAGAAGCGGCGGCAGCGGCAGCGGCGCGGCGAGTTGGGAGCAGCACTGACTCCCCCTTCGACCTCCCTGCGTCCACAAGCAGCAGAGTAAAGCGTATCTCAACGAGAGAAGAAGCGAAGAAGGAACTGGCTAACCGCCGCAATAACGGCGAAATAACCGAAACAGAATACTTGATGGCTCTTAATGTGATTGACGGGAAGGTCAAGGGCGGCAAGAAAGCACAGATAGCCAATAAGCAGATATCGGGCGGCAAGTACGGCGGCAAAGGCGGTACAGTGTGAGCCGGTGAGGTAGCAACATGAATGTTGATAAAATTATAGCCGATGTGCGCAAGGAGATAGGCGATACTAAGCCCGCGGTCGATGCCAACGGTCACGCCGTACTTGTCAAGGGCACAGGCAAAAGCAAAGCCGCGGATGTTACATTCAACTACGGCTCGCTCACGAACGGCAAAAAGAAAGAGGAGGAGCGCAAGCCCGGTCAGATAAACGCAATGGGCGCGGGAGACTACGGCGCGTCTAATCCCACACGCTTTGACAAAACCGTTAACGCGGCTATATACGGTGCGGGAGCGTCGTTATCAAACCTGTTTGGTCTGCTCGATGAGAAGGACGCGCAGACCAGAGCAAGAGACGAGGCAGACAGTGCAAGGCTCAGAGCGGGGCGCGAGGCTTCGTTGCAGGGCGAGGACATCAACACACGCGAGGGCGGTCTTAAGAAGCAGAGCGAGGACAGCCGAAAAGACTTTGACGAACGCGCGGTAAAGCTTGCCGGAGCGGGACAGAAAGCCTTTGACAGAGCAGACAGATTGCAGCAGACCGCCTATGATTATGAGCAGAGCGCAAAGGCGGGACTCGGCAAATTCGGTCAGGGCATGGTAGACTTCGGGATCGCCGCAACGCAGTTTGCCGGCGATGCTGTCATGAACGCCGTTCTTCCCGGCAGCGGTCTTGCAATGATGGGCGCTCGTGCAGCCGGTGGTGCGTCGCATGAGGCGAGGCTTGCGGGAAAAGACTTAGATACTCAGCTCGTCACCGGTCTTAAAAGCGCGGCGATAGAAATAATGACCGAAAAACTCTTCGGCGCGGTTTCGCACGTTGCTTATGGCAAGGGGATTATTCGCAATGAAAGTCTTGTAAACGGAATAGTAAACAAGCTTGCGAAAACGGACGCCGGCAGAACAGCGCTCAAGGTTATCGTGGGTGCGAACGAGGAAGGCTTGGAGGAAGTCCTTTCGGATATTCTCAACCCGATAGCAGACAGAATACTCAAGCTCGACGACGGCAATGGTGACTGGTCTACCATTGGCAACGACTTTGACGCTGAGGAGATGGCAAAGGACTACATTATCGGCGCGGCGCTCGGTCTTGTCGGAGCTGGAACAAATGTTATAAGCGGACAGTACAAGGCAGAGAACGCACAGCAGCGGCAGGAAGAACGAGAGCGAGAGACCAAGCCAAGACGGCGCAGCGCTTCAAGAGTAATAGCGGACATGGTAGCCGCAGAGAGCGGCACACGCAGCGATACAGCGGGGCAGGATGAGAGCACTGTCGTCAACACTAACCCGAGCGAACACACCGCAGTTGAGCAAAGGGTGATAGACGAATATCAGTCAGCCGTTGACGAGGGGCTTACGAAATTCGTTAGTGACGTAGCATCAAAACGGATAACAAAACAAAACGCCCGATATGAACTGAAACCAGTATCAGACCGAGCGGCGAAGGACATTAAGCGTATCACGGGCGTGGATGTTTCCGGCAATAAAACCGTCATTGAAGCTCGGCAGGTGGCTCATATCCTCAAAGACCACGGGGAGAACGGGCTCGCAGATCAAACTATGCGCGATATAAATGATATTGGACGCATACAGTGGGTCATTGACAATTACGACTCGTCAAAGGACGGCGGGACGACAAAGGCGTATGTGACTGTTAAGCCAAACGGGAAGCACGGAAGGGCTCGCACCGTAGTATTTGAAAAAGCCGTGAACGGCACATACTATGTAATTGAAGCCGTGCCGGATACCGCAAAGAAAACGACCTACATAGTTTCTGCCTATATGTCGAAAAATGGCGCAAAAAAAACAGCCCCCTCGTCCGCCTATGGCAATAATGCCCCAAGCGTCACGCCCGGACACGCAGCGAGGGTTGCTGTTAGTAACACTGTATCACAGGAGACTGCTGATGTCAACCCCCGCAACGAACAAACTTTGACTACGGCGCTTGAAGCAGAGCAATCCAATCTCCCCAAGGGCACAGGCGCGGCAGAGCTCGGATTTACGGAAAACCGCGAGCTCAATACGTCGCGCTATCGCTCAAATACCATTGAGCGCTCATATGACCCTGAGAGTGTCGCCGACTACGGAATGGAGGCAGATAACCCTTATTTCCAGTACGAAGTCAAGCACGAAGGTACAACGCAGAGCCGCGCACAGTCTTTGTTCGACCAACTGACGCAAGAGGACGGAATAAGCGCCGTTACGGAATGGCTCCTTGAAAAACAGGAGTGGACAGCGGAGGATACCGACCTTGCCGAAATTGCTACGAGAGAGATAACGCGGCAACTTGAAGATGGGCTCAACGACCCGAATATGAGCATAAGCGAGTACAACGAGCTTGCCGAGACGAGGGCTCTTATCGCACATACGAAGGCTGCACATATGACCAATGCCGGACAGGTCATACAATCGCTTGCGAAGTGGACGCGTGAAAGCGAGGACTCGGGAGCGGCGGCGGGCGATACAGCTCTTAGCGCCATAATCGAAAACGAAAACCTTAGCGAACAGGAGCGCTATGACGCGGTACGACAGGTTGTCAGATGGCAAGCACTTCTTGAAAACTCGAACCCGAACACCGAACAAGGGCGTTTAGACCTGACGCGCACCATAATGGAAATAGGGGAACAGCGCGGGGTGCTCAACTGGGCGACCATTCGGAGCAAGCGCGCAGAAATCACGAGGTCGATGGTTGAAAAATCGCTCAACGCTCTCAGCGGCGAGGATTTGCAGGCGCTCGCGTACAACTCCCTTGCTCAGGTCGGGAACGATCAAGTATATTCTGCCGATGTGGGCAAAAAGATGAAGTGCATCCAAATGCTTGCGATGCTGTCTAACCCGAAAACGAAGCTCGTGAACGTTTCCGGCAACTCTGTGTTCTCTGTTATTGACACTGTTGCAATGAACGGCTCGGCGCTCGCCGACCAAATTATGAGCAGCATGACCGGCACGCGAAGCGTAGCCGCGGACAAGGGCATATTTGATGCCGAGGGATGGAAAGCCGCGCGGACGGCATTGAACAGAACGATAGCGGAGATAGCTCTTGATGTAGACATGGGCGCAGATAGCCGATATCAAAACACAGGGTACACATTTAAAGCTAACGGCAATATATTTGACCGCGTTTTGCACGTCCTCGAGCGAAATCAGAAGTACGGCATGGTATTGCCTGACGAAATCGCAAAAGGTTTTGCCAGTGGGAGACACAAAGCGGCTATGGAGCGGCTTATTGCCGAAGGCAAGGTTGTAGACGCCGATGCGGATTATGCCGAAAATTACGCCGATAAGATAGCTAAATATCGCACATTTCAAAATGACTCATGGCTCGCAACAATGCTGGGCGGAGTACATGATGGGCTTAATGTTATCGGCGTGGGCGACAGCGGCAAGCGTATTAAGGGCAGGGAAAAAGACTATAAGGTCGGCTCCTTTGGCGTTGGCGACATGGTTGCGCCGTTTACCAGAGTTGCGGGAAACCTCGTATCAACGGCAGTAGACTATACTCCTATCGGCTTTGCGAGAGGCTTTGCCGAAGCGTGCAGCGTTGTGTATAACGCGAAAAGGAGCGGGAAACCAAACCACAGCAGACAGGCCCAGGCAGTACAGCACATGGGGCGCGGCGCGACAGGCACTGCGGGGATAGCCCTATTTGCCGCAATATCCGCAGCGGGCTTGCTGCGCAGGGCTGATGACGAGAACGACCCCGATATTGCCGCACTTAACGCTGCCGAGGGCATCGCCGGTACACAGCTAAATATATCTGCACTGTCGAGGGCTCTTGCCGGAGAGAGTACGGAGTGGAGGAACGGCGACGAACTGCTCGATCTATCCCGCTTTGAGCCGGTGAACTCCATCATGGCGCTCGGCACTATCGTGTCAACGTGGGACGAAGACACAACGTTCGGCGACAAGGCATCCGCCTCGTTCAATGCGCTGCTTGAAAGCGCCGCAGAGCTGCCCGTTATTCAGAATATACAGACGCTTGCTGTCAACACGATTAAGTATAAGCAGGACTTCGGCGAAGCTCTCGCCGAAATGTTTGTAAAGACCGCAACGAGCTCGGTCATCCCGAATGTTTTCCGGCAGCTCGCAAGAGGCATAGACCCATATTACAGAGATGTGTATTCAGGTGACAGCCTCGGCGAAAACCTCATGGACAACGCGAAGAATTCACTGCCAGGGCTCAGAGAAACGTTGCCGGTCAAACTTGATCCATTCGGCGATGAGAAGAAGTATGGAGGCTCTACGCTCTCCAACGTATTAAACGCCATGGTAAACCCCGCTGGGTTAAACACCTACACCAAGCGCGATGTCAGCAAGGAGATGGAACGCATTAAAAACGAGACATCACGAGTTGATATGTACCCTGACAAAACCGCTCCGACAAAAATCGACTATGGCGGCAGCTCATACGCCATGACTTATGAGGAGCGGCAACAGTATTTGCGGACGGCGGGCAAGCGTACCGAGGAACTGTATTCACAATTCATGAACAGCTCCGCATATAGTAATTTGAGCGCCGACCAAAAGGCTGACGCTTTGGCTGACCTTGCGAAGGCGTCTCGCACTGAGGCAAAGATGGAATTCCTTAAATCTCGTGGCATCGTCGGCAGGGGCGAAGAAGCGAATGTTAGTTCGTGGATAAAACTCGCTGAGAACAACCCCCGCAAGACTGCTGAGTATTTCCTTGACTCGCAATATCTGCAATCTGCCGACACCGACGGCAACGGCAATTTCAGCAACGCCGAAAAGGTGCGCGGTTTGATTGGCGGCGGCTACTCGGGCAAGAAGCTTGTCGAAAAGGTGCGCGAATACATGACCACGGAGAACGGCAATTGTCAGCTCGGCGATATGCTCGAAAGAGCGCAGCGCGTGAAAGTACCCGACACCGTCACGCTCGATGTCTACGAGTTCTACAATAATGCAAGCGGCAAGGACGCAAGCGGAAAGACCGTTTCGGGCTTGAAGAAAAAGAGAGTACAGCGGTACATCTACTCTCTCAAGTCCCTTACGACCGAGCAGAAGAACGCGCTTTATTACTCGCTTTACAAAAAATAAAAATCCCTTGTAGACCACGGAGGCTTTAATGACTGCAACCATTAAAGAGTTTTGCCGTATTAACGGCATCGACGAGGCATCCCCGTTTCTCGCCGATTTGATTTTTGAGGCTTTGATAGGCGGTGAAAATGCAAACTCTGGAGAACATAGCGCAGCGAGGGAGGAAGGACAAACTCCAATTTCCGACGGCGCTGCGCGAAAGGCTGATTGCTGAATGTGGTTTTACGATCGAAGAAAAGACGGTGCTCAATCTTCGCGCCGACGGGCTGTCAATCATTGAAATAGCGGATAGACAGCATTGCAGCGCGGAGACCGTCAACCGACGCATACGCAGTATCAAAAATAAAATAGCCGCGCTTGCGGCACAGTGACAGAAAACAGACCCGTAACTGACACGTTGCGGGTCTGTTATTATGTAATAATGACTACAGCAAGCGGTGCGCACGCTTAAATCACATGAAAGGAATTATTATCATGGAGTATGCATCTAAATCTGTAGGCACTGCCGGACTGACGACCGGCATCATCGGCACTGCGCTCGGCGCCGCGGCTTCGGGCATCCTTCCGATACTCGGCGGCAACTATCGCGGTGCAATGGGCACAAACTGTGCGGAGCCTGTTTCCCGCGAGACCTTCGACCTTGCCCTCAAGCTTTCGGCAAGCGAGAGCTCGAACGCGCTTCTCTCCGCGGAGCTGAACACCGAGAAGAAAATGGTCGAGGTTTTCAACAAACTCAACGACAAAATCAACAGCGTTGTTTCCGAGCAGGCGGCGATCAACAGCGCTCAGGCAGTTACCAACTGCGCAACGACCTCCGCTCTTGCGGTTGCTCAGAACAACATCGCGCAGCTCATGTCCCTCACGAAGATAGTTATCCCCAACGGCAATGTTTGCCCTGGCTGGGGTGAGGCTACCGTGTCGGTCGCTCCTGCGACTGCCGCGGCATGAGAGGTAGCGCGGCATGACAGTCACAAAGCAACAGTTAGTGAGCGGGGTGGCGAACTTCGTAACAAGGGAGGTCGTTCCCGCAGTAAACGATACGGCACTGAAAGCAATCATCGTGGCGGGAACAAAACTGATGCAGCAGTCCGACGCGGCAGTTGACGGCATTTTGTCCAACGGCGTTGTGAAAACCCTGCTGCCCGAGAGAAACGGAAGTTACGAACTTGACGCAGCTCTCGACGCTATGCGTTCTGCCCTCGCAGAGTGCGGCACATTCCCAATTACAATATCGCCTATCCCGCTTATCCTCAAAGAGGAGAAAACGCTCAGTTTCGGCGTGGCTGACATTGACGCGCTGACAAGGTATTTACAGGAGGCGGCAAATGGATAATATAACTGCTTCGCTCGCTGACGAACTGCAAGATGTCGTAAAGTATAGCGATATGGCACGGCACAGCGAATACGGCTCTATGCTCAAGGATATTGCCGGAGAGGAAATGCAGCACGCAAAAAATCTTCGTAGCATTCTTGAGATGGAGGGCAAGCCTGTACCCGACCTTACCGAGGAATGGAGGGCGGCTCGCGCGGCTCTCTACGGCGAGTTGTCGTAAAGTTGTCGTAAATCTGTCGTAAAATTGCGTAAAATCGACGCTTAAAAAGGCTTAATTTTGCACATATTATCTGCACGATGCGCGGAAAATCTGCACATCAAAAAGTCAGCAAACCCTTGAAAAACAAAGAAAATCCCGTAGTTTCAATGACTACGGGATTTTTTAAAGCATGGAGCGACAGACGGGGATCGAACCCGCAAAATAACGGCTAAAAGCCTTGATAAATCAAGGCTTTTGAGCGGGTGTCGTAAATAATGTCGTAAAATTTCAATTGAAGAACGCCTTCATGCGGTTTATATCGCTTTTTTCATCGGCATCGGCAAGCTTCACATAAATGTTGTGCACGGTTTTGAAATCTGCCCAGCCGCCTGTTTTCATGGTTTGGCGTTCCGACCAACCGAGATGATATGCCAGTGACGCAAAGCTGCGCCGCAGACCGTGAACGCCGACCAGCGGCAGCCCGTTTTGTTCGCAAATGCGGTTTATTTGTTTGCGCAGTGTATTGTGATTGAACGGGATATACGGCGTGCCCGGTGGCGTAGTGCTCTCAGCAAGCAGTTCGGCAAGCCGCGGTATCATAATGTCAACTTCGCGCCGCGAAGTAATGTTCTTGTTTTCGGACTTGATAACGAGCTTTCCGGTTTTGTCAACAACTGCACTACCATAAACCAATATTCGCCCATCTTGTATTTTATCCGGTGTTAATGCAAGGAGTTCGGAACGCCGCAGACCGTGAAGCGCGAACAATGCCCCCAGCTCACAAGGGGCGCCGTGCACGGCTTCGAGGAATATCTTTATCTGACCATAATCAAGCCATGGTAATTCGTTGCGTATCACCTGAGGCAGCGATGTGACATCGAAATCAATTTTGTTTTTCTGCAACACCGTTTTTACAAGCCGCCATTCGTTCTGCAAGGTTTTTGCCGAAACGCGCCCTGCTTCACGGTTAACGACTGCCTGCCAGTTGCCGACCTCGTGGATATCATGGTCCATCACATCGGCAAAGGCGTTGCGCTGGATAGTGTAGTAGCCGCGTATGGTGGCGGGCGAGAGGGCGTTGTCGCGGTCGCTTATATATTTATCTATCGCTTGCCGCAGCGTCAGCGGTGGGTGCTTCTGCTCGGCTTTAATAAAGCCCGCGCGAATGGCTTTTGCTTTTGCTATTGCTTCGGCTTCGGTGTCCTCAATGACCGTCACACCCTCGCGCCGCAAATCTATATACCACCTTTGCCCGCGCTTTCTCGGCGAGGGTATCCTTATATCGTTCTTCTTTTGTTTCTCGCGGACGAGCCGTGCGCCGCAGTAGCCGCAGTATATAAAATGCAGCTCGTCGGGCAGCTCGCTCTTGCAATTCGGGCATTTCATTTTTATCTCCCTGTTTTTCGAGTATCGCGTATCACGGTTTTTATCGCAAACACCATCACCACCAGCGCCGATAGCACGATAACGCCAAGCGTCACCGCAAGAGCGGTAAGCCCGCCTGATTGGAATAAGCCCATATGTCTAAGCTGTATATCAAAAATGATATAGCCGATTATCACGCAGATGAGCAGTGCAGCCACGCTTACGAGGCCGAGAATAAATTGACGGCATACCGCTCCGACGCGCTTATAGTGCTCTACGCTCCCGCGCAAGCACGCATTATCAAGCTCAAGGCTGTGTATATATCCCGCCTCATCAGTATCTCGCAAGCCCGCCAGCTCATCGAGCGATATGCCCAGAGCGGCGCACAGCGCGGCGGCATTGGCAAGCGTCACTTGCTTTGCCGTGCAGCCTGTGATGGTACACACAGAGTTATACGGGATGTTTGCGATGTCGGCGAGCTCCTGATTGGTGAGCCCTGATGCGTCCTTTGCTTTGCGTATCTTCAAGAGCATATCGCATAGGTCGGGACAGTTCTCCTGTGTTGACAAAATACACACCTCCGAATTGTTATTGAGAACGCCGAAAAGCCAGTAAATCCCCCATTTCGCCGTTTGCGGTGTAGCTTTCGGCAGCTCTTTTTGATAGGCTCTATATACGGCAGAAGCGTCTACAAGGGTACTGCCGCAGTTCTGCCCGTCAGGTTGCAGCGGCGGGCAGAACGTCTTACAAAACTATAACAATATTAACACTTTTTTCTTACAAAATCCAATGCGCCTTGATATTTCGGCACATTGACACAACAATGCGCATTAAATCTGTTAAATATGCTATAAATTACGCAAAAGAATAATAATCGCTTGATTGTTTCCGAAAAACAATGTATTATCTTAATCAGATAAGCAAAGAGGCGATAATATCACAATGAGATAGAGGAAGGGCAAATGGAAAACAATGAACGAAAAGAGCTATTGCTTGACGAGCTTATGCGGTGCGCGTCGCAACTGGACGCGGAACGGCTTCGGCTTCTGCTCAAGGTCGCGCTGAAGCTTTGACGGCAGAGCGGACAAGGAAAAACGGAGAGAACACTTACTCGGTGTTCTCTCCGTTTTCTTTTTCGGAAAGTGATATTTCGCCGTTGAGTTCGGCGAGCTTTGCGCGGAACAGTTTCCATTGTTCGGGCGTGGTTTTCGCTATGACGGATATGAACGCGATTTGTTCGGGAGTGCCGCCGCCGCTGAGAATCTCCGCGAGGAAGTCCGCGACAGCTTCGCGGCGCGTCACATCGAGGTGCATCTTTCCGTCACCAGTCCTGAGCCAGATCTCATCAACATGAAATTTGCTGCAAATGTCCGATACGGTGCGACTGCTCGGGACTTTAACACCAGAACATATCTGACTTAGAAACGGCTGAGATATTCCGACTACCTCGGCAAACTTCGTCTTAGTTAACTTGGAGTCAGCAATAACCTCTGAAAGTCTTTCTGCAAATGTGCTCACGTCTTTACCTCCTTTCGGTAAAGACAATAGCATATTATAACCCGCTCGTCAAGAAAAATATTGCCCGGCAATAAAAAAGGCTTGACAGCATACCTTAGCAATGATACTATATAGCCGAGCAATGAACTAATGAAACTCAAAAACAGTTCTTGCAGTGAGAAAACCCATATTCACACGCATCGCCGTAGCTCATAACTGTGTAGTATTTCATGCCACTGCAATGCGGATTGATATGGATTTTGCCGCCGCTATCCGATACATAAACGGTCATTTCAAGAGAATAGCCTGAAAGAGGTCGAGTTGCGTAATGAGTTTGGACTTTTTCAGGCGCAGGAGTTGGAGTGTATGCGGGTGCAGGAGTTGGGGTATACGCTGGTGTCGGCTTCGGCAAGACCATTCCTGTTGTAGCTGCGGGGGTTTCTTTGCTGAGTGATTGGTCACTGCTGCAAGCCGAAAGAGAAAGTGCAGAAGTGAAAATCATACTGAGCGCGACGAGGATGCTAATTGCTTGTTGTTTGAAATTTTTCATTTTTTATCCCTCCTATGTCGATATTACCATCAATATCACGAAATAACAAGGATTAACAATGAAAAAGTAGCATTGAAGATACAGCGCGAGGAGGTGAACAGGTTGTTAGTCGATAAGCTCGATTTGCTCATGGGGCTTTTGGCGGCATTCGGCGCGGGCGTGGGAACAGGAATGTTCATCATACTTGTGATTGCGGAGCGCACCATCTTCTCAACGAAAGAAGAGCGCATAAAGCGAAAGCAGAAAACTGCATATCGCAACGCCCAAAGACGCAAGTGAAACCCGGCGCGAGAACCGGGCGAACTCTTCGGCTTTCGCCTTGTCGCTTTCTTTCTGCCGATGGTATTCGGCATAGCGAGAGCCCTCGAGGGTTATGACAAACTCGTCCGCGCGCTCTGACAGCGCATAAGGCGCGATGAAGCCGAGAGACAGAAGATGCTCGGCATCTACCGGATGCAGGCGCACCACTTCGGCAGTGGCGACCGCTAAAAGCACGCGAGTATCCATGGACGAGAGAAACACTTTATCAAAATTCATGGCTGCTCCTTATTAGTTGAAGATACAGAAACTTTGACAATGCATACAGGACTGCGGAGGAGAACATGACGGACAACGGTTTTGCAGCTTTTCACTCGCTGCCCGCCATATCCCCCAATTTTCGCGCAGAAGCGGATGCAGATTTCCACCGCTATGGTCGGCGACAGAAATCAAGCGGCAAAACACGCTTTGCTTATCCGCTCGTTTCACTCACGGTTTGAGTTCCGCGTATCCACGCATCAACGGACTGTGGTTTTCAGTCCCTGCGCACGGGAAGAGTCAAAATTGCTTTCAAACTTCAACACCTCCCTTATTATACGGCGCGGGCCGCAGGATGCAGATTAACGGGGCTTCGCAGTTTTGTATGCATTTCATTCACAAGCGCTATTGGAAACAACATACTTTGACAATCTGAAAATCTCCCGATGCGAGAAGGGAACGACCGTAGCTGTTCTGCGGTCACTCCCTCCCCACATTTTTCCCGATGCGGTTGCAGCACTTTCCCGCTGTGGTTGGCGGTTCGGTGCGCGTCGAACAGCAACGCTTCTTGACCTTGCGTCTTCACTCCGTGGGTGGCTCACGGTATCCACGCATCGGACAGTCGGGTAAGGGTCGCCCAACTTCGGGTACGGGGCGGTGAAAATCCTCCGCTTATACAGGCAGTAAGTAAAACCTCTGCTGTTGCGATAGGAAACACCCCCTTTCTTCCGCCGCGTCAGCGTCGGGGATAAAGAATATTGTATCGGGAGATTTTCAGGTTGTCAAGGACGGACAACACAAGGAGGTGAAACCATGAGCGAACAGGAGAGAAACGCGCTGAGGGAGCTTGCAGGAGCTTTTGAGAAGCTGCCGCCCAGCAAGCAGCAGTATTTCAACGGCTACGCCGACGCGGTGGCAGACCTGATGGAGGCAAAAGCCGAGGACAAGGACGACAAGCGCGAGAGCGCTTAATCGAAAGGAGAAGATAAAAATGGGAGCTATCACACTTTGCAAGTGCGTGATGATACTGATGGGAGTTTTCTTTATCATCGGCGGCGCGATACACGCGATGGTAAGCTTTGCGGACGCAGCCGAGCGCGAATGCGCCAAGAGGCGCGAACGCTACAACAAATAAGGAGGATATGCAATGCCCAAGACGAGATTTGACAAAAAGCCGCGCGACCCGCTCAAGGAGCTTGTGCTCGGTCGCAAGGCAACACTCGGCATGACCAACACGGAGCTTGCCGAGAGAATGAGCGTGACGCGCTCGCAGCTTGACACGATGTTTCGCAAGCCTTCCGATCAGTGGCGAATAGCGGCAGCGCTCTCAATGGCTGCCGCGCTCGATATTCCTATTGCGGAAACGCGCGACGCGATAAGCCGAGTGCAGAAGGCATAGCCGGAGGCGGTCCGGCATGGAGATTAACCGAAGCGGCATTTCATACTTTCCGCTCGATGTTAGTCTCGACTCTAAGATGGAGCTGATAGAAGCAGAATTCGGGGTAGTTGGCTTTGGTATAGTGGTGCACTTGCTCCAAGAGATATACGGCAAAGCGGGATACTACATTGAATGGGATAGTGAGGTTGCGCTCTTGTTCTCGCGGAAGATTGGCGAGGGTGCGGGCGTCGTTTCACAGGTAATAGCGGCTTCGATTCGGCGGGGTATGTTCGACAAAGACATTTATGAGAAATACCATGTGCTCACCTCCAGGGGTATACAAAAAAGGTATTTCGGGGTTGCGTCCCGACGCAAGGTTGTTGATGTCGATTACAACATACTCTTAGTGGATGCTACCAATTTTTCGAGTCGTGTCAACATCAACCGCGTTTATGTCAACATTTTCTCGGAAAATGCAAGCAGAAACGAACAAAGTAAAGTAAAGGAAAGTATAGTAAAGGAAAGCAAAGTAAAGTGTGTATCTACTATCGTAGACACACACACCGCGTGTGCGCGCGAGGCGCACTGTGTGAGTGACAAGTTTGATATGTTTTGGAATGCTTATCCGAGACAGGTCTACAAGGACGAGGCGAAGCGGGCTTTTGAAAAGCTCGGTACCGTTGATCTCGACGCAATGCTCAAGGCGCTCGAAGAACAGAAAGCCTCCGCACAGTGGCAGAAGGAGCGAGGGCGGTTCATTCCCGCTCCCGCGCGATGGCTCAAGGCGCGATGCTGGGAGGATGCTCTCCTGAGCGCGGAGGAAACGCAGGGTACATGCGGGCGCCAGACTGTGTATACTGAGGCGAATCTAAAAAACCTCGAAGAAATCTATCGGAAAGTAAAAGGGGAATGACAAATGATGAACGAGATAATTTGCACAACGCAAGCAGAGCTTGACGCTGTGAGCGCGGACTATAACGGCAGGGTGATAATTAAGTTTGGCACACCGAATAACCGCGCGGTGCTGAACAGACGCTTTAAATACCCCGTTTTGGCGTATGACAACAGCAGCGTTTTGGCGAATGACAACAGCAGCGTTTTGGCGTATGACAACAGCAGCGTTTCGGCGTATGGCAACAGCAGCGTTTCGGCGTATGGCAACAGCAGCGTTTCGGCGAATGGCAACAGCAGCGTTTCGGCGTATGGCAACAGCAGCGTTTTGGCGTATGACAACAGCAGCGTTTTGGCGTATGACAACAGCAGCGTTTTGGTGAATGACAACAGCAGCGTTTTGGCGTATGACAACAGCAGCGTTTTGGCGTATGGCAACAGC